ATTTCATAATCTGGTAATAATTGTACCAATACGCCGTGCCAATGTTCCACAAATGGATTTTTTGGAATAATTTGTTTCAGATGACCTAATGATAACTCCATTATTTTATTCCTTCAAATATTGTTTTCTGTTTACTATACCAATCGATCCAAGTATCATTTTTCAATGAGCATTCATGATATGACATATAATTCTCAGTTACAGTTTTTGCTATAGAACTTAATACGGCCGGGTCTTCTAATTTTTTTAGAGTATTACATTTTTCTAGAAGTGTTGCGGGTGCTTCCGGAAATTTAACGGTAACCGGAACAGTTGTTGATGCACAACCCGTAAGCAATAAAACAATTAATGTATATCTCATTCAAGTTCTCCAACTGCCTTATTATGAACATACACAAATTCTTTTGGTACCACACACGAATTGTCATATTTAATTATTTCTTTATCTACATATTTAATTACTTCTTCACCTCTCTGTTGTATTAATCGTTTCTGTACAACCACTTTTTCAACAATCTTAATATTTTCTTTTGAAGACTCAGCCTCAGCAATTGCAATTTTTTTCTGCATTTCCGAGACACGTAATTGCCATTGATCATTGTCGTAGATTGCACCAATCATAAATGTACATGCAATTAATACTCCAAGTGAAGTGCCTTGTATTAAACTTCCATAGGGAATGAATTTGAGTACTAAGGGAACAAATAAGCCGGTGAGACCAGCGAAGAATAGTGAATAGAAAAACCAGCTAGGCAACCAATTCAATATGAACATAATTACATCCTTGGAGGTTTCCTAACAGACATAGGCTGCAGAATCACTTTTCGCTTTTTATTGAGGTTCACTCCAGGTTCTCCACCTTTTCCACCAGTGCCTGCGATTGCGCCACTGCCAACATTATTTGTCGGTCCTGCTACTGATACGGCACCCACACCATCCTCTTCTATATAATCTTTAAAAGAGAGTAAATTATAACTCTCTTTTTTTGATTTATTTCCCCAATTTGCAGCGCCGACTTTTCTACATTTAACTAAAGCACCGGATGCATATGCACTAGGCCATATCGAGTATCTAGATTTAACTTTAGTTGTGCAGGCATCTTCAGCTGTAACATTCTCTGTTGCAACATTTATAGCTTTACCTTTTCTATTAGGATTTGAATCTTTTGCTCTTTTTCTTCTTGCGGCTGCGTTTTCCTCTTTGTCGGACATTGCTGCTGACATTTTTGAACTTCCGCACTTAGGTTTTGTTTTTTGACCAGGTTGTTTGGCACAGGACTTTCCTGCATATTTACCACCCAATTGTACCCAACCAGGTTTACCATCAGAAGATTTACTTTTTGAAAACCAATCATGTAGAGAAGAATCTCCAGATTTATTTTCAGACATGAATTTTTTAAAAGATTTCATAGTCGCCTTAGTATATCTGCTATATGCATATTAATTTGAATATCAGAGGAATTTATATTTTTTCCTTTAATACCTTTAATAATATCAGGCATAAGATTTAAGTAAATCAAAAAGGTCTTCAATATATCATAATCTCTCTCATCGACCCTATAAAACAATATTCTAACTGTTGGTTCCGGACCAAAAACATTATTCAGTAGTATCAGATGATTTAATATCAATCTCTCTTTGAGAATTTTGGTGACTTTATATCTACGAAATAACCTTTTCAGGTATTTGGTCCTTTTAATGTCACCCTCAAACTCAGACATTAGACAATTAGGTGATGCATAACATTTTACTGCATACATCACAAAATTGTCATCGCTTAAATCATCAAACATTTAAAATTAATTAAATGCCTGAATAGTATGTCTGACTATTACTTGTATTACCTGAAGCAGTATTTGATGCGGAAGTATTTGCAAGTGCTACAAGAACTTCAGTCTGTACACGACCAGCACGGCCGCCAGTACCTGTTGTGGTATAAACCCATCCGATGTGGGCAACAGAATGCCTAACAGTATTGCCAAAACTTGCATTTGCTAAACGTCCTGGTGTTACCATAATTGTATCAGCAAAATAAGTATTGGAGGTGTTTGTATTATAACCAATATATGTTCCAAAATCAAGTGTTAAGCCTGATGCAACATTACCGTATACTGCATTAGCTAATGTTACGTTATTTCCGCTGACTGATGCAACGCTATTGTTTGAGGTGAAGAATTCTTGTTCACCGGTAATTGCTACGTTAGCACCATAAATAAACATACCTGCTTTAACACCCAAGCTTTGAGCATTGATTAGGTTTGTTGCGCCGCCATTGAAAACAATAGTTGTTGCGCCGGTTTGTGTCAAATTGGCTGTCGTTAATTTAAATGAAAACGGACGAACCTGTCTTTCAAATGGAAAGTGTGGTTTGTCGTAAATTGAATCTGTATTACCCCATGATGGCATGTTATTCTCCTTTTAACCTTGGGTTATGATAGTATTTATCTTATTTTAAATTTTGGTTTTTGTAGATTTTTTCTTGTCATCCATCGGCACAGAGGGTCGATTTTTCATCATCGGATCAATCTCAACATCATCGCGTGTTTCACCGGTTAGTGTTTTACCACCAGACATTACTGCTCTAGCTATTGGTTTATCTGCTGCTAAGTTGCTTTTGGAGTTAGGATTTGGTTTACCAAATTTTGGCTTTTTACCATATGTCTTCACAGACTTATCTTCTTTTTCCCAGTCATAGAGTTCCTCTTTCATGGTACTTTCTTTGCGTAAGGTCTTGAATCTTTTTTTGGATTCTACTTCCATTCCTGTGGTTTGTGTGGCCGCATTTGGATCTTGATATTTATCTTCAGTTACTCCAGTTCGTTTCTTGGCAGTCTTTAGAATGCTAAGAATCAATGGTGCCTTTAATTGTCTATGTCTAGGAACAGGAATATGTTCATCTGAATTTGGATGAGTAAACACATCATGTCCACCGGTGGAACGAGATAATTTCCATCCACTTTTTTTTAAATGCTGGTGGACTTCTCTGGTGTCCATATTGGCGCCGGACATTTCATCGAGTTCAGTTTCTTCCTTTTGTATAGTAGCACCTTTGAGTTTATTTGCTACTGCCTGAGCATGACCCTTAGAACCAAATGTTTTCCATTTCTTGCCGTTAATATGAACGGCGTGTGGTTCGTCAGCAGGCTTTGATGCTGCAGGAGGTGTCCAGCGTTCATCGTCCTGTCGGTCTCGGCGGCGTGCTTCACGATCACCTTTCGCAAATGACGGTGAACTTCCAATACCATAAGATACAGCCTCTTTGATATTCGCAACAGTATCATAATCATCCATTGTCAAGACACCTTTATTGCGAATGCTTATCAACTTCTCAACAACACGGTGTAAGTCCATATCAGACTTGATATCTTCTCTTGCAAGTTCCAATAGTCGAATCAATAGAGGAATATCAACAGTAACTGTATCTTTCCTGTCAACTGCTTCAGGTAGATTACCTTTAGGACCAGATAAACCGCCTTTAGCCTTGGTGAATTGCATCAATCTCTTAGTACGTTCTTGTTGACCGCGCTCGTCAGCACTCAATTTCCCAGATTTCAAACGTCTACCGGGCGGACCAACACGGCGAATACTCAACTCATCGTTGAAATTTGGATTCTTTACTGTGCTTGAATGACCTGGATATGTTTCTTCTAGGTCCGAGTCTTCACCAAGTCCACCAACAGTATGAATAATTTTATGTTTATTCAATTTACTTTGTATTCTTTTTTGACTAATTAATGTAGGCGATTCAACTGCTTCGCCGCGAAGTTTTCGGTCAGCAGCCCACTTTTGGAATTCGAGAGATTTTGAATAAGCAATCATTGAATCGCCGGAAAGCATTCTAGGATCGATCCCTTTAGAAAGAATGAATTTCTTTAGAATACTATTACGGCCTTCAGCAAGGCCAGCCTTAGCTGACCAAGGATCCGAAGGATCAACACCAAATCTTGACTTTGGTGCTGGGTTTTGTTTCACAAGGTCTTTATATCGTTTCATTCTTTTTCCTCAGAAGTTGCACCAGCCTTACCCATCATAGTTTCATTCTTTAATTTCTTGTATGCCGCTTTGGCTAAGTTTGTAGCACGGGACATAGGAGTATTTTCACAACCCATTGCTTCAGTCTTCAATTTAACTTTATATGAGGTGTGTTGATTTTCATCACCACCCTTAATACGACCAGCAAGAGTATCTGTAGTTTTAACATTCGGATCAATAGCTTCATCCTTCATTGCTTGCTTAGTTGCGGTAGCATACATTACATTCTTTGCACGATTACCGTAACGCTCTTTGAAACCGGCAAGATTTTTCTTCATTGATTTAACAATACGCTCACGGTCTTTCATTTGGGCATCAGTCATTTCACCCATGTTATTATCGGTGAAAGTACCCAAATCGCTATCACCTTTCTTTTCATTGAGTGTATGTCCTGCTTTTTCTGCTGTACTCAATACTGCTGCGCGGTCAGCATAATTACCTTTGTATGTACCCTTCTTCAAGAAAGGTTTGTATGTGCTGTGGAACTCAGGCTTGATATGCTTTAGAACTTTCTCAGCATCTGGATGCATATCACCTTTCAGTTCTTCATCCAAATCTTCTTTACGTAATTTTGCAAGAACTGCGCCAGCAACTCTCTCACCACTCTCTTTTGAACCGTATCGCTTTGCAGCAGAGGAAGCAATCTTGGAGAACATTTTTCCTGGTTTACCAATATCTTTACCTGCTCTAGCCGACTTAGCGGAATAAGAAACTTCATCAATCTCCTCAACTTCTTCCGGAAGATTTGGCTTCGGATGCTTACCAAGTTGTCCTTTGATGAGTTGCTTTAGAATAGGCTTGTTTCTGTCTGCAAGCGACTTTTTACCTTTTTCTGTGCTTCTCATGTAACTTGGAATCGACTGAGGATTTGCAGTATGCAACCCGCGCAGAGTTAGATTATCTCCTTCATCAATTTCAACTTCTTCCGTTTTCTTATCGTATTTGGCATACATTTTGTCTACTGCACGGTCAAGACCAGCATTACGCTTCAGATACTTAGCATTTGCCTTGTTGGCCTTAGGTTGATCATTACCTTTGTGTGCAGAAAGAATGTCATCAAAATTTTTACCTTGCTGTTTCTCACCTTTCTTGACATATGACATGAGTGTACCTTTAGATAACTCATCAATTGACTCAACCGATTCGTTCTTTTCACCACGAAGCATCTTGAAATCTTGTGCATCAAGTTTGCCGTTATGGTTTTTATCAAGTTTATATTGATTACCTTTTAGTCGGCTCAATAACTTTTTGCCGGGTGATGCTGCATCATCTTTCTCCATCTTTTCTTTTTGTTTATTGGCCGCCGCTCTGTACTCAGGGCTATTAATATTTCTATATGGAGTCTTTTGTTTTTCTTTTGAACCAGAACCTTCTTCTAGATCAATCGATTCATGGATTGGTCTAGCAAATCCATATTCATGATAACCCGCTTCGTTATTATTTTTTGCAACAATACCAACGTGAGTAGCGTGTTTTGGGTGGCTCTTTGGTAGAGGTACTGTGTGGGTATCAAATCCTTCAGAATCCATCCAGTCTTTATGTGCAGACAGAAGTTCCTTTGAAACAATGTGTGTTGGTTTTTCAGTTGCTTCCTTAACATCACCGACATAAGGGCTTGGTTTAGCATACTTTTTATCCAATTTATCTTTATATTCTTTTGGATTGACCGCATGACCTTTGATGGTCTTTCTCGCAGGACCATCTTCAGGTTTTGTATCACCATAAGAATTTTCCATTTCTTCTGCCTCCAAGATTTTAGCAACCTCTTCAGCAACAGCATTTGTTTTTAAGTTATTTTTTGTGAACATTTTATTTTCCTTTAGATTAGCAATTCCACTTGCGTAGAGATTTATTGATACGTGAATTTGGATCGTTTGCAGTCTTTGCTGAAGTCAGGCGTTTCTTCATTCCCGACATTCTAGCGCAAAATGATTTTCTGCGATTCGCCGATTTACTTCCTGGTTTTAATTTAGAAGGCTCTGTTGTGACCGCCATAGATAGTTTAGAACCAGGATGCTCCCTTCGGTAAGACGCAATACCCTTTCTATTTAACCCACCTTCCGGATCTTTTCCAGCGGACCTCTGCCATGCAGCAGTTTCTTCCAAAAATTCTTTAAATCTCATCATTTTGTTTTGGCTTTCTTATTCTTGATTGTTATGCCAGACATGCCAAATTTATCCATAGGTGTCACTATAGGTTCTTTGTTGGTTGCACCATTCAGTACACCACCAACACCCATAGACACTTCACCCGGACTATCAATTGCTTCTCTAAATTTTCTAAATTCTTTTTGTTCGCGGTAAGTTACATCACCCATACCAGACATTGGATATACTGTGCCCTGTTGTCTAGTATCAAATTCAGGACTGACACCAGATGCTTTTATTGCTCCGCTGGGGCTGTTTTTCCAGCCCCGGTTTTTCATTTTTTGGATTTTGTCTTTGTCTTGTTGGAAGTTTGGCTCTTTTGGTCTTGCGTTGACTTTGACGGTGGGTTGAGACTGTTCACCGTAGGTTCTGAAGGTGTAGGTTCCGTTGGAGGCAACGTCTCCGTCTTTAACACTATCAATTGCTCCAGACTTTCGGTTAATTTGGCAATAGGGGCAGTTGTTGTCGGTGAGTACTCTATGTTTACCACATCCTCCGACTTGAGTTTTAGTTTTTCTATTGCTCTGTTGAATAAATTTGCTATCTTTTTTAACATTTTTTCTTCCTTCTTGTATTTTATTATTTCTAATGAACCAATTTTCTGAGGTTTCATTAACTGTTACCGAATCAATGAATGCGGTTGTGTGTTGATACACATAATTAATGTCCTCTTCTTTACTATTTACATTTCCTGTATTGTCAAAGGTAATAAAAGTATCAAAGGCCTCATTAAAATTTTGAATATTATTACAAGATAGTGTCCACTTATCTTGTCGAATCGATTCTGACATCATTCTAGATAGTAAAGAATTTCTTTCTTTACTCGTTTCGTTTGTAGTGGCAACAAATACCATCATAGTTTCATAGCCAAGTTCTTCAAGTTCTTCTTTGATATAACTAATCGATTCGAAATCGTCAGCTGGTCCATTGATGATTAGCGGACCCCTATTTCTAATTGATTCTCTACGATGATTATTACTTCTCTCAGATAATCTTTGTTTATCGGCTAAACATTCTTTAACTTGAATGAAGTTCAATTCACAGATACTGGATTCTGCGATAGCTTCACGGATGATAATGTCTTTGCCTGAACCAGGTCCACCAGTCAAAAATATCGCTTTAAACTGTCCACGATACATTTCTTCATGTAGTCCCATACCTTTACGCACATCATGCATAAGTTCGTTGGTGTGTGCATCCGAAACATGGTGAGGTACCCCCTGTCTAAATGAGTGTAAGTCTTTATTTTTAGCATGTTCTCGCATCTTACTAGCCGACATACCCTCAGTTCCTTCCGCATCAGGATCACGATGACCAGCAGAATGTACAGTTATTTTCTTGAAATTGAATAGAGCACCTTGGTGTGTTCCATTGTATCTGTGTAATGTGTCTTTCATTTCTTTGACGCGATCAGAACCTACAACCATATGTAAATGTGTGACACCTTTTTTGTGCAGTTCAGCAGCATGGTGAAGGAAAGAAGGATGCTCTTTTGATGCGGCTTTGAAATTTGTATCAGGTGAATATCTTTTAAGATGCTTCAATTTCTGTTCAGCGGACAAAGGATTTTTTTTGGAGTCCTGTGTATGGGAAACTATAACTGTATGATCCGCATTATTCTTTTTTGCTACAGATTTTACCTTGTCGATCAACTTCAAATGACCAGTAGTCGGAGGATTCATCCGACCAAAAGTCATAACATGGTGTTTATCACCAGATGCTTCTTCTTGTACTAATTCTAGAAATGATTTCATTAATTTAATCTCCGGCAGTTTGGCCGGAACCTTTTACAGAACTAAGCGGATCACTCTGTGAAGAAAATTTAATTGAATGTCTCGCAAAGGTTTTACCTTTGTGTTTAAAATGTATCGATGCGCCATGATGTTCTACCGTAATATTATGTGGATCTTTTAAAATGTGTTCATGGTGTTGACTTGGATCTATTGAGTGATGTTTAAATTCACCACCTGAAGTATATGAGGTGTGTCTAATGTGTCCATGACCTTTCATTTGCATCGGTGTGGTGTGTGCATGAATGACGTTTCTTATGTGATGCACCAATTCTTCTTTAGGAGCATTACTTAAATGATGGTGTAATCCTGATGCAATTTTATGTAAGGTTTCTGTATTTTTTTGCTTAACATATTGATGCATTTTTGGATCAGATTTCATCATTTCTTTTCTATGTTTTGCGTTAGTAGCTTCTATTCCAAGTTTTGGAAATTTTCTGAGTATATCTCTCCTATGTTCATCATGTATAGACTCTGCATGGGGTCCTGCAGATTTTATACCTAAATTTGAGGTCGGTACATGCTTAGAAGAACTATCAGTAACTTTCAAACTCACTCCATGGTGTATGGTTGTGGATTTTCCATCACTATGTTTTTTCTTTGTGGTGACCACAATATCCGACGGATCTTCTTTTTGTGTAGATTTAATCCCAGTAGACCTTAGAATGTCATTTGGTTGAGAAGTCCAATGCACATCATGTATTTTATGTCCGTTAGATTCAACCTTTTTTTTAATATCGGCCGCAGCAGATTTTGCTCTATCGTTTATTTTTTTATATTCGTCTGGGTGAACACTATTCTTTAATTTATCATGAGCTTCTTTTGGACTATCTCCGTTTTTATCCGGATGCTTACCCATATGTTTGCCGCCGAGCAAGTGATAACCTGTTAAAATTTCATGAAGTTTACCTTTGGTATCAGAAGATGCTTTTTCTTTATTAGATTCTGATTCTTCATTTAAACCATAAAAAGATTCGGTGAGATCCATTTTCTCCAGTTCACGTTCATCTTCTGCGCGGAGATGTTTTATAATCTTCTCAATCTGGTCCTTGGTTAATTTGGACTCATTCAATTCTGTAAATTTTCTAAATGAAATCATTGGTTCAACCTTTTATTTTCTAATTTTTAATCTATTTTGTTTAGCGAATTCTGCACGATTAACCAATTTTGTGGGTTCAGTTTTACCTGATGCTGGCGTATGGTGAATTACGAAACCTTCAGGCTTAGATTTTTTACCAGCAATGTGGTGAGTATATCGGCCTTCATGAGATTCCAAACTCTTTACAAGAACATTCTTGGCCTGTGCTAAATGGTGATGCATAGTCAGTAAATTTTCATAATGTGATTTATTCTTTTCAATATGACTAATATGGTCTTTTGCTTCAGCCTCTTTCGCGGCCTTAGCCTTATCAGTCTTTACTTTTGCTGCCTCTTTATCGTATACATTTTTAATATGTTTCTGTAAACCTGCAGCGTGTGGAATTTCTCCAGTGTCTACAGTCTTATTGATGTATGTAGTCATGTGGGAATGCTCACCTTGGTGCTTCTCTGTAGCAGGATACATTTTACCACCATGAGTATCATGTATGTTTTTCGCCGCTGCCATGTGCTTGTGGAACTCATCCTGAGCATGTTCTGGATAGTGAATCTTGCTGGTATCATGTTCTGCACTATGAAGGTGAACATCTGGGTGTTCTTTGAAATTGTGCATATCAACATCATGGTGTGCAGACAATGAATTCAAGTCTTTACCATGGTACTTCGTGTGTACAACTACACCAACTTTGGATGCACCAATCTTCTTGGCCTCATCTCCGTGTGCGGTATAGGTAATAGTATTTGGTGTAAATGATACTTTTTTAGTCATGATGATGTAAATCCTCGGAGGAGTGCATTAGGTCGCCTTGATAAACACCCTTCTTAGGAGTTACCTTAGGTAAATTCTTGAGTGCAACTTTAAGTTTCGCTGCAAGACCAGGAGCATGGCCATGATTCTTGTCAATATCGGCTTCTGTGTGATTGATTTTAGGATTCTTATTGAATGCTGACTTACTAGCAACAAAGAATTTACCAGTCTCTGGATGATGTCCGAATACGATTGAAGGTGATCCATCATATTTCATCGACAGATTACTGCTTTTTGCCTTGGCTTTCATGTGTTCATGAGCCTGCATTAGTGCGGCATGGGCATGTTCAAAACCTTCGGCTCCATGCATAAGAGGGCGGTCCTCAGCATGATGTATATGCTTTAGTTTCGCGCCCTCTGCTTCTTCTTTTAAATAGTATACAAATGATTTCATATTTTCCCTTAGACTTGCAACACACTGCGGTTGCCAAAAATGAGACTTGTATATTATTTATATAACTTTTATGTTAATGGTGTACTTATGTGGAATTGTTCGATTAGATATATACGACCCAAAATCAAATTATTGGATTCTCAATCCGTGTTTTTTTAGGCAATATTGAACTTCCGGATCCTTCAGTTGGTAGAAAGTAGGATTATCGACAGCGGAAACTGGATGGTGTCTCGCACATACCAGAATGTCTTTAACTACATTAGGCAGTCCGAGTTTCTGTTTCGTGCGATAATAAAACTCACAATCAACAACATAAAGTATGGATTCATCCATATATAAACGTTCTGATGCAAGAATAGCAAAATTTGATGGATTACCAATAGAATTTTCACCAATTATGACAGCATCCTGATAAAAGGGTATTCTCGTATTGAAGAAACTCTTTTTATCTTCGCTGTGAGTAAATCCATTAACTACCCACTTTGCACCATTACGGAATTCATTATAAATTTTACTAAGTGCGTCAAGATCAACAAAGAAATCATCCTGATACAGAATCTTTATAATTTCACCTGATGCATATTCCATTGCACGGTTAATATTAGCAGCAGCTTTACCTCTATTGTAGAAATATTTAAAATATTTAATATCAAGTAATGAGGAATGCTTTTGACAAACTTCTAGAACCTTATTATCCGAACTCTGGTCTGAGATAACAACTTCAAAGTCTTGCAGACTCTGCATCTTCAGTTCTGTCAGTAATTGATCCAGGAAGGTGAAACCGTATCCACCCATTTCATATGTTGCAATACAAATCGAAAATCTTTTCATGATGAATACCTTGTCATATTTTTATATTGTTCTAAATCTTTAGATAAATCTCTGGAAAGAGCAATATATTGATTATAATAAAAATTGAACTTTTCCGCGTCCAATAAATGTCCTGTTCCTAGACCCTTTTGTTTATCCGATTCAGGCATTTTATTCTGTATCTGCATCTTACGTTTAATAACTTGTTCAGTAAGAGGTGACCAACCATACCATAAAACCAATAATTTGTTAGTAGAAAAAGATTCAAAATGTCTACCTAAAGGATAAACAATATCAGTTTTTCTGTGTATTGCTCTAGCCCGTCTAATTGAGAATGCACCCTCATCATAATGAATTCCATGCATCTTTTGATCGAATAGAGGAATATCACTATCGACTGGCACATTAGGCTCATTATCAACCATAACAACACATGGCATAGTGTGAATATCCGGACCAGATTCTAATATAGAAAGATCACCCAATAAAAATTCAGTTGTATTCAGACACATCTTCCAGCCAGGAATATTCTTCTCGATATCTTCAACTTCCGAATCAATATCCCTCGCACCAAAAAATTCATTACGAGATTTGACAACCTCCCAATGTGGGCAAATATCTTTTATGATTTCAACGGACCGATCAGTAGAATTATAGTCTATTAGTACGGCTTTGTCAAATATTTTTTTATGATGATTAAGCCACCAAGGAAGCAAATATTCTTCGTTGTAAAAATGTGAAATTAGAGTTTTTGAAATCATACAACCTTAACTTCTGGAAAATATTTCAAAAAGATAACGTTGTCTTTTTTCCTCGATAGAACTTTTTGTTTAATTTCATCAAAGAAATTCCATGCAAGTGGCACAATACATATTGTATCGGTTTCACTCAGCAACTTATCAGGAGAATAGATTGGAATTTTTGAACCAGGACTATATAAACCTTGCTTCAATTCATTATCATCGACAATATAATCCAATTTAAACTTAGCAAAATTCAAAAATGTGTTACCCTTTGCAGCGGCACCATAACCAATAATTTTATATCCTTGTGATTGCAACTCTTCAACTTTTGCAAATGTTTCTTTTGTAATTCTTTTGCAATTGGCGACATATGAATCCATAATCGATTCGGTTAATTGAAGTTCTTTTGCAATTAGTGATTCTGATCGATCTTTCATTTTTTTGGATAATACAAAGACGAAACTTGTTCCATGGATAGATGGCTTAATAACATCTATCACATTTAATCCAGCACGTTTCGCTAAGGTGCAAAATGATTTAACACTAAAGAATGAAATATGCTCATGATAAATTGTATCGAATTGATTATTCTTTACCATATCTGCCTGAGAGGTCTGTATGAAAATACAGCCGCTATCATTTAGTGATGACTTGGCCTGTTCCAAAAATTCTTTCGGATAGGTATTATGTGCAAAAACATTCTGTGCGATGATAATATCAAATTTTGTATTGAGTTTCTGTAGACTAGATTCATTAAAATAGTCGCAAACAATAGTATGATTTTTCGAACTCAGCGGATAAAGATTTTCTGCAGGATCAATACCATAGGTTTTGAAACCTCTAGATTTGTAAGCATCTAATTGTGTGCCGTCATTACATGCAATATCCAAAACACTTCTACCGTCAGTATATTGCTTCGTCAATGTGACAAACCAATCAAAGTAGTCCTTTAGTGTCTTTGTTGTTCCACTAACATACAAATAGTTTTTAAATAGTAGATCAGGATCAACTGCATCCGTCAATTGAATATGTGTGCAATCTATACAATAATTAATGCCTAAAGGAAAAACATCCTCAGCAGCATCAACATTCACCAGATAACTATTTGCTAAGGGTTGAGAATTTAAATCTAAAACAAATTTAAGCTTAGTACCACCACAACATAAACAAGTTTCAAGTTTTTTATACATAATCACCACACAATCTTTTAAATTCGGATTTAATATTTTCATTCAATCTGAAATGTGAACCTGCAAAATAATGCATACCCACAACCTGATTAAATTCATTACGGTAAATCTGTTTAGTGTTTTGTTCAATATTGTCAATTTTCCAACCCAGAGTTTTTGTATTGTTATTCAATACATGTTCTCTAAATCTCCATCCAGTTTCAATGAATGAATTTGAAAAGTTGACCTCGTTTCGGGATACGGTCCATGTATACATCTTTGCAAATTCTGCCCTAGTAAAATAACAAAAACATATTGGTATATTTGCAAACTTATCTGGGAATTTCGCTCGGAATGTCTCATCACCAAATTCCGCACCAACCGCCTCATATCCTTGGTTCATTAGATTCATTATATATTGGCGTATATTTCTATCAAGAATGAAAAAGTCGGAGTCTAGTATGCATACAATATCAGACTCAACAAAATTCAATCCGTAGTCAATAGCAGAGCCGTGTGAAACTCCATCAAATTCATTGTTGCTATTACGCAACACAACCAACTCATTTGGTCTTTGCTCAATAGGTCTTTTCTCATTATCTGGAGTATTATCAACAATTATGAGCCTATATTCTGAACTATCATATCTATTAAATAATTCTCGTTGAATATCCAGAAGGTCATAATTTCTAAAGATGACAATAATATAATCAATTTTACCCATCATAATTGTAGTATTCATTTCTAGTCACAATTTTAGGATTTTTATTGTAGTAGCAATCAATAACATTATCAATTATTGTTTCTACTGTATCTTCATATTCAAAATTATATGAAATTTTAAATCTATTGGTATTAGTTTCAAAGTCATAAATGCCGGCAAAATCACCCCTGTCGATAATCTCAACTCCAGTTTTTTCCTTAACTAGTTTTGATATCTCTGCGACCGTGGAATTAAATGATGCAAGATTGTACACACCACATTGAAATTGATATCGTCTATTAACAATAGAATATACTGCACGAACCAAATCGCGTATAGAAAGTATAGGCCGAGTTATGTTTTTATTATTAACATTTATTACTCCGGTAGTTTTTGCTGAATAAACCATAGAATTGATCATCAAATCTCTACGAATAATAGATGATCCACCATTTACTGTGCCGAATCTAAGACCAATAATATTTTTCCCGGCAGAAATATATTTTTTAGCCAATAAGTCTAAGGAAATTTTAGTTAGGTCATAATTATTCACGAAACTCAATGATAAGTCATTCTCGGTAAAGACTTTACCGCCCTTATTTCCATAAACAGAAGAACTACTTGCGTAAATTATTTTCTGTGAGTGGTTAGTTTTTTCAACTAAATTTGCAAAATTTCTAACGTTGTTATTCCATGGAGATTTCAATTCTCCATTACAACAAGCAACACTAGAATGACCTGCTAGTAGAATGATATATTCATAACGTTGAATGAACTCTGAAGATAAAGTATTATAGTCAGTCTGTCGGTTACCGTAAGTATCAACCAAAAGACCTTTACTCCTCAGATATGTCGTTAGGTGAGAGCCGATATAACCCTCACCACCAAGAATCAATATATTAGACATTTTTAGGGGATAATAGGTACAATATTATAAGGTTTGGTCGTATCACCGAATATTCTAATGTCATTAATATTACAATTCAAATTATGTGGAGTGCAATACTTGTCTAGAATATCCCGCATACCATACCCCGAATCAACAAATAGATTTAAGAATTTCATTTGTGTATCCCAAGCATCCTGCAACCTTGTTGAATTATTGACAAGGAACAATTCACCATATTTTGCAAGGATTTTCTTGCAGATGTCCGCTCGAATAATTGAATTAGGACACGATGAGCAGAACTTGCCTGGCTCATACTCATCTACAAAAGTGGAGATGAATGGATATTCTGGTGTGCAACGTTCGACAAAATGTTCATAAAATGTTGTCTCAAGCGGAATGGAATCATCCTCAATCAAAAAGAAATAATCAAATTCATTGAGATTCTTTTTAATCATATCGTTCCATGCACCATATGAATAACCACTATTCCGTCTAAAAATAACCTCAACGTCCATTGTTGTAATTTGAGATGCTACATCTTGAGCAAGAACTTTTAATTCATCACTAATATCATCATTAAAAACAAATGTTGCCTTTTTGATTGGTGTATCAATGCATCGATTTAAAAAATCAACATGTTTTTTAGCAAAGAACATCGGATCTGTTCTAAACTTCTCCTGATAACTGGCATAGTCTCTATTCGGCCCAATATAAAATACAGGTATATAATTAATTGTATAACTCACAAAATTCTCCTCAGTCTTTTTGATAACGCCCATGTAGAGCAACTTTTCCTTCAACCCAAATATTGTCAAATTCTTTAACGTCTTTCTTATCTAGGAACTTATAATATGCATGTTCAATGTCATATCTTCCATCACAGGATTCAAAAATTTGTTGAAATTTACTTAGGTAATTATCCAAATTCAATTTATGCATAGACCATAATCGAGTCTCATAAATTCTCAATTCAGGTAAAATCCAAGATTGAACAGAATTTTTAAATACGTATTTACCAACAGTTGAATCGTCATATTCACTAATATTAAATTCTTCAGTAATATTGTGTCTTCCAGATAACTTGAAGATTCTATCATACTCCGTCAAATCAATATTTTGCTTGATGTAGTCCAACGCAACACGGAATAACAGAAGTTCACCATGGCTTTTATAACCACGGCGACTCAATTCTAAAATTGTACTATTGTTTGAAGAGTCAATAAAAACATCAACCAATTCTGTAATTTCCTCTTTCCATTCATCACAAGGATATACAGAAATATCATTCAATATAATTGTACAGTTCGGAATCTTATCACGTACAGTTCGTATTGAATGTATGGTTTGTGTAAACCTATCTTCGAGTGGGATAACACCAACTGCGGGTGATAGTGCAGAGGTGATAATACAAATTTGTTTCATTCTTTAAAAAGCATCCATGAATCATTCTGTAAAAGCTTTAAATTTTCAAAAGGAATGTTATTCACTTCTAAAAATGCTTTCAATACTGAAGAAACACTCGACATAGAATAGTCATGTCCTGCAAATATTCCACCAACTTTCACTTTAGCGTAATAATTATTAACATCTCGATCTACATACTCATATCTATGATTTCCATCGATAAAAATGAAATCAAGTGATACATCGTCAATCGTGGATACAGCATCATCGGAGGTCATGATTCTTATTTCTGCTCTATCACCGGCATTAATTTTCTGTAGATTTTCAAAAGTGACATCTTTAAAATTTTGAACTTGTTCACCACCGACATAACCGTTGAGATCGTCGTATTCGATATATGGATCGATACCAATTAGTTTTTTGATGTTTTCACAAGCTTCCAACATATGACAGAAGTTTTCAGCATGACATACACCAATCTCACACCCAGTAATATCATTTCCTAGTGCGACAATATATTGATTAAGTTCATACGAAGGCAAAGTTGGTTTATTAAATAACATTTTTTATCCTTTATAACAATTTAAAGTATTAACAATATGTTCTAGATCAGATTGTTTGAGCCACCATCCATTTGGAATACAAATTTGAGTTTTATCAAATCTGGTTACACCGGGCAAATCATTTTCAGCAAACTTCAAAGTACAATCATACATATCATTTCTAAAATGCACAGGACTAGAAACAATTCCATTTTCTTGCAAGTATTCTACAAATTCTGATTTGTTATCCAATACATGCATACTGAATAACCAAAAAGAACAAGTTTCATCATAAGATGGTAGAATCAAATTCTCATTCTTAACATTCTCAATTATATATTTTGAATTTTTTCTATGTGCAAGAACGGAGTCATTAGCGAGTTCAATATTACACAAACCAATAGTAGCATTAATATCGTTCATGTGATATTTAAAGCCTGCACTTGTGATATTCTGTGTGCATCTAAAAGATTGACCCTTGGTTCGATCCAATCCAAACCAACGAAGAATTCTCGCCTCATCTTCCTTTTCTTTGTTTGGACAAACTAGAATACCACCATCGCCGCTCGTCAGAAGTTTAATCGCTTGAAAACTATAACAGATATAATCGCCTCGGGCAATCGGCTGGTCAAAGAAAGTGTCCCATGTATGTGCAGCATCTTCAATCACAGGAATACCAAAAGATTTCAATTTACCAAAATCACAAATTCTTCCTGCCCAATTAACAGCAAGAATTGCCTTGGTCTTTTTAGTAATTAAACTTTTTACCGAATCAACATCAATAAGTCCAGTAATCGGATCAATATCAGCCCACCTAATAACTGCACCGCGGTGAATCGCACCGACCTGTGAAGCAAAGCAAGTTTGCGGAGTAGATATCACCTCATCACCAGGACCAACTCCACATAGATGTAAAGCCAAATCAATAGCGGATGTACATGAATTAACAGTAACGGGTCGGGTAGAGGTTTGCAAATGAGCATGAAGTGCATCCTCAAATTCTTCAACTTTGGGACCTTGACCAATGAACCCAGACTGCAATACTGAACCAACGGCTTCGGAGGCATTCTCCGACATTCTAACTTTAAATAACTGAATCATAATGATACTCCATCTTTATAATTTTACCATCATCACCAATAACTCTGAAGCCGATTTTATTGTATACAGAGAAAGCGACCATGTTAGATTTCAGAACTTCCAATTTAATAGGCAAATTAAAAGATTTGGAATTTTGAACTAGGTAATTAAAAAGCGTTGAACCATACCCCTTACCGCGTTCGGCTTCAACTAAACCACCAGTCAATAAAACAAATCCATCTTCTACTCGGATATATCCATATCCGACAGGTTCTACTGCAACACCATGATGAATTTTATGAAGAAGATAAAGTTTGTTATTGTCTTTATCTAATGTAGAATACCATTTCTTCTGCTGTTCTTCCGAAATTGTAGAGGTATTTCGAGTCATGAAATCCTTACACAAATTACGAATTCTCCGAAGTTCTTCAACCTCAGATTCAGTGCGAATTATAGTCATAACTAAACAATCAGACATATTTACCTCACGTTTTATAAGAAAAGAATTGAGACTCATCTTCTTGATTGTATGACTCTCTCACAAATTTCTTCCATTCAGGAACTCGATCATATTGATGCACAATACAAAACGGCTCACACTTAGAAGTATAGACTAAACCATTAGCAAATGAAGGTTCTTTTTCTAGAAGATTAGGTCTAAATGAATTAATTTTGCTAGGATCAACAGTAGTTCCGGCTTGGCAAGCCCAACCATCTTTTTGTTGAGCAAATTTGACAATATCTTTGTATGGTTGAGTTTGAATCAAAACATTAAAGACCGCCTGATCGACGATAGGTATAGGCCTATTGATAGCAGATAAGAAAATGTTCAGTATCAAATCTTTGACATATTCAGATTTTCCACCGATAGTACCGACATTATAAATTTCATTGTCTTTAAAATTATCATATACAAATTCACCAAAAGTCTGCATGAGATTTTGATTGCCCCATGGCTCATCTATGTACTTCAAACTTTCCGATCCAGCAACAAGTTTCTTATCACCAAGATTTTTTTCTAACCATTCGACAGGATTAGTTTGAAAATAAACATCTTTAACATCAGTAGTTATGACATAATCATATTCCTGCCAATGTTCTTTTAGATATGCATAAATGAATAGAAATCGACTAACATGAATAGGTAGATTTACCTTATTCATTGCAACAATATGAAAATTCTGATTGATTAATTCTTCAATCGTTTCTTTTGTAGACTCATCGACAACCATCACTTTATCACCGGTAAAACCACAACGATCAATTGATTCAGCCCAAGGTTTTAATTGATTGTAGTTGTAATTCGTGAACGCACCAATAATTAAACTTTTCGCCATGGAAATTCACCTTTATATTTCTGATCCATAATTTTATTGCCATTTATAAAAAATTCTTTGTTGACAGATCCGGCACCACCATCAACACGATAATTCACAGTATAATTACCTGTACAATCAAACTTATTAAAATGTTGTGCAATTGTACCTAAGAAAACTCTATCTTGACCCCACCCGCCATGCCAAACAGATGCTAATTTTATAGCAATTTCAGTTTTAATGCAATAGGAATTAGTGTCAACATGATTAACTCCATGATAAGTTTGCCATTTACCTAACGATTCACAATCATCATTGCACACATAATTACCTTGTTTGTCATATACTTTTCTAAGAGAATATGACCATTGTAAATTATTTTTAGTAATAGTATCTATGCAGGTACTCACATGGTCATTGTCGAACCAATTGTCTTGGTCCAAATATAGTACATATTCCGTGTCAATCAGGTGAGTGAAGGCGGCATAAATTCTATGTCCATAAAAACCTTTTGCACCGACATTGATTGGTAGATATGAAATTTTTAAATTATTTGCGCCTAGGTATTCATCAGTAATGACTTTCACTTTTCCATAATTATCAATACCGTCACATACAACATAACAGGTTGTGGGATATGTCTGTTGAAGTACACTTTCTATTGCTTTCCTCAACTCAGGTGCGCCTGTAGTTGGTATAATCACTGTTGCTGTCATAATATAAACACCTATTAAATTTGTACAATAACTGCCGTACTTGGTACTGAATCGGTAACAACTATTCGTCCGGCTGAATCTCCTTTAGACGGCGACTTTCCATATATTTTAGGAACACCCTTAGTATCTTTTGCATCTGGATCAAATCTTTGGTCTTCTCGTCTAGCCCTCAACCGGAAATATAACTGATGCGTTTTTGCATATTTGGTGGCCTCCGTCAATTGGCCATTCAATATAACTTCATTATTTTTCACATTATATGGTCCAGAAACATTCATTGGACCAATATACATGTAATCTATTGGACCACCCATTTTAGTATTACCTACAACAATTTTAACTTTATCACTATCTCCAATTTTACCATAAACATCAGGAACTTTATCACCTATTGCAAGTTTTTCTTTTTGTAATAGGTGTTTATGTGCAGTTTTCATAAACTTTGTTGCAATTCCAGGAGAAGCAAGTTCCAATCCCTTTAATCCGCCTCCAGCTAACGAAGGAGCAGATTCTCCCTTCAATGAAAGATTAATTGTAGTCTCTTTACCTTTCACCAACACAACAAGTTCAACGTCTGTGTAAGGTTCAGAGCCGCCGGCTTGCCTTCCTTTATATTTCCTAGCATCAATTACGCCGTGTATTTTCACTTTTCCGGCAACAACAGTTACCGGATTATTCTTATTTTTATTGATTGCAGCCCGTATAAAATTAATAACACCGTTCTCTTGTCGTTCGGCGGAAACTCCTGCCATAATAATCCCCCAAATGAGGATATTTATGTCACACTTTAAATCCCTCAAATCCTTTTTTGCGTGGCTGATCTCTAGTGCCAAATGTATTAAGTGGTTTATCTTGTCCCGAATCGGTAATACCAGATTGTGCAGACTGCTCAATATCATACAACTTCATTTTTGCACGGTCGATGCCGAGGGTGAATCTCTTATAGTGAGTTGGATCATTATACCGATTCTTCAATTGTTTCACCATAATCTGATTCATACTCTCCAATTCCTCTGAAGATATAAGTGCAAACATGAAGTCGGCGGTAGCCGGCAAGCCAAAAGATTCTGAAGTATCCTCCAAACCAGGATCGCTGGAGGTAAATCCTGATCGAGTTGTCTGTGTGGCACTAACGATTGGAACACCAGCCTCCACAGCCAATCCACGAAGTTCCTCAGCAATTGCCTTGACGTAAGTATAAGAGTTGATATTCGCTCCAGCCTTAATTCTCGCTGAACAGCAAATATTCAGATAATCGACAAAAATTATATCTGGAACAAATGACCTCTTCAGATTCAATTCGTTCAATAGAGTTTTGAAGTGTGTAGTTGATGCTGATGCGGTTGGGTATTCTTTGATAATCAATTTACCTGTAGTTTTACTGCGGACCCGTGCGACCTTCTTATCATACATTTCTTTAGATAATTCGACCAACTCATCAGTAGTCACATTGAGTAGATTTGCATCAATTCGTTCAGCAATCTTTTCTTCCGCCATTTCAAGTGTAATATACAATACATTCTTACCTTGAACCATGCAACTAGCCGCAACGTGACACATGAATAGAGATTTACCTACGCCCGTACCCGCGAGAGCGATATTGAGTGTCTTGTTAGGCAATCCACCCTTGGTAATCTTATTCATATATTCCAAGTCAAAAGGAATTCTTTCTTCTTTCTTGTGGTAGAATTCATATCGCTCATCAGAATTTTCAAGATAATCATGTCCGACGGAAGTATCAAAACTAATCGCCAGAGCATCAGACAAGATTTTAGGAATTGCTCCTTTTTCTTGCTGTCTGTCTTTACCTTCAAGAATAGAAATGGAACCCAATACTGCATTATATACAGCCTTCTCTTGACAGAACTTTTCAGTCTTATCAATTAGCCAATCCAGTTTAGAATCGGAATCTTTATTGGCTACAATTTCCTGTAAGTATGATTCACACTTTTGAACATCGTCTGTTGTGAGCGAATTCTTTTCTCTGACCGAGATACTAAGTGACTCAATAGATGCAGCAGAATTATACTTTACTGTAAACGATTCAATTTCAGTAAATAAAGTCCTCTCTGTTCTGTCGGTGAAATATTCGGGTTTGAGAAAGGGTAAAACCTTCCTCAAATATTCCTCTTTATAGATCAGATTCTTTAGAATCGTTTGTTCCAGTTTCATCAATTATTTCCTGTTCAATGTTAGAACTCATTATCTCTACCAAAAGACCACCAATGTAATCCTTAAAATCTTGGTCTTTTTCCATGACCTTTGGCTTGTCGAATGTCGATTCTAACACATCATAGTTGAAAAGTAAATACATTTGATCATCTTTTTCTTCAAATTTGACTTTGCCATATTTGAATACAGTATCCTTGTATTTGCTTGTAAGCAACCTAACGTGTACCGAATTCGCATCATCCTTAGGATAAATGAAACAGTAGTCAATACCTTCATTCATTTTTTATTCCTCCATCTCGGCAGTTTCGGTAAACAACTCATCGTCCCGTTCATGAATAATTTCTGAAGTAGAAACTTTATATTTGTTTTCTACAAATTCTCTAAACGACTTTGAAGTTATGATAGGCAACCAGAAAGATTTAGTATCAGTCTCTTTGATTCTGAATTTCTTTTCTTCGATTTCACCAGTTTCTTTATTAACTTTACTGTACCAACCATTGGAAGGTTTAATTACATGTCCAGATTCAAGGGCAATGTCAAGTAAGCCAGACCACTTGCTAATACCACCATCAAAAGATACAGTAACAGGGATTTTAGATTTTTCTTTGACATATCGACTCTTCTCAACATTAATGATGAAATTATAACCGATAACTTCGGTGCCTTCTTTTTCTTGTTGCCGACCAATGATGAAAATATTATCAGCCGAGTAATAAGAACCAGTGCCGCCACCAACAATATCTTTGGGAAACATTCCAATTTCTTTGTATGTGTGATTAACCACAATCATAGGAATATCTTTCATCGTCAGGTGAGGAGTAACCATTCTAAACAATGATTTGATCTGTTTTGCACGGGACATATCAGCAACAGATTTACCATCAAGTGCATCATCAACTTCTTTCTTTGAAGCAAGATTACCAATTGAATCAATAATGATAATCAGTTTCTCACCGCGTTCAAGTTGAGTGAGTTGATTCATAACATCGAATTTTAGTTGTTCAATGTCCGTAAGTGGAGTATGCAACACACGCTCAGTATCAATACCAAATGAAGTGAAATATGATTGTGGAGTACCAAACTCCGAATCATAAAAGAGTAACGCAGCATCAGGATATTTTTCCAAATATGACTTAGCCATCAGCAAACTAAATGCAGTCTTGAAATGCTTTGATGGTCCCGCCCACATTGTAAGTCCTGGCGTCAAACCTCCATCCAAAGAGCCAGATAATGCAACATTAACAATTGGTACCGCAGTAGAAATTATATCCTTAGCCATAAAGAATTTAGACTTCGAAAGAATGGCCGAATCTTTAATGCTGGTGTTTTTTTTAATTTTATCAAGTATGCTCATATTTTACCTTATTGTTTAACTAAAGAAGGAATCAAGTGTGCTTGTTTTTTCTATTTCCCATTTCATACAATCCAAAATAATTTTAATTGGATCGATAAAAGACTTTTCAAATTGCATATCATAATCAATATAATTATCCAAACCAAATTCGGTCGGCAATCTAGAAGGATAAGAAATCACAGTATCTTTGAAATGATTGGGCATTTTTAGATACGCAAATTTGAGTTTCTCGCCTTCTTGAATGAGTGGATATTTCTTGGTCAGATTTTTCTCTTTAAGATGGTGATTATAGAGAATTGCACCCTTAACGTGAATTGGCGTTCCTGATTTATATAGTTTAACGGAATCAGAATATTTGGCAAGCCCATTCAAACCTCTTGGAAAAGAAATCTCTTCTGGAGGTAACTTTCGAAAGTCTTCTCTGAATTTATTAATGAATTCATGAATGTCGGTTTCGGTGCCAGACAACATAATCTTAATAGCCTCAGACATTTTCTCACGAATCGCCGATGGGGTCGAAGACTTTACCATCTCTAAACCCATCACCTTCATCTGAGGCTCATTGTATTGTACGCCCTCATTATTATACACATTCATAATATAACGCTTCTTGGCAGTCCAGATACCCTTATCGGCCAATGCTTCGCGCTTCATCTGCATCTTCTGGTCGTATGCATGAACATAATCAGCCAATTCTTTATAAGACTTATCAATGAATGGTTGAATCTTGTCTTCACATACCGTATCCATGAACTGTATCGTTTTTAGAATAGGTTGAGTAGTATCACAAACTTTATTGATTAGTGGACCAAGTTTCAGATAAATTGAATCTGTGTCGGATGCAATTACATAATCTTCATTAGTCTTCAACAAACCATTCATGTACTGATTCAGTTTAGACTCAATCCAACGAATGGATAACTGTCCTGCGAGTGTAACCGCAAGAGCCATACGCAGATCATAGAATCTAAAGTATTGCGATCCTAGAGCACCATAAGCAGAGTTTAGTGATACTTTCTTGGCCAATTGCAGATTATCATAACGAGCAATTCGATTTGAAATTTCTTCCTTCTTTCGGGAGTCCTTTTCGTTTTCATATTCCTGTTTAGCTTGAAGCATCAGTTTCTTAAACTTTTTTCTGTCAACATACATTTCATCCATCATTTGTGGAAGAAACCCACGAATATCTGTACGGAATAATTGACCATTGGGAGTTAATGTGCATTGCATGACTTCGAGAAATGAAGTATCAACACTCTTAGATAACATCGAATTTACATTAACTTTATTAATTTCTTTTTCAAACAATTCAATTGCATGAAGTTCTTTTTCAAGTTCCTCGGCCGACATATCTTTTATATTACGAAACATTTATTTGCACCACTTTTTTCTATTTTCCGTTTTAGTCAATATCTGTAAATTATCAGGATGATGTAAACCACCCTTCGCAATAGGATGAATATGGTCTACTTCATGATCCTTTGGACAAATCAAATAATATTCTTTCAACTCGCTTTTTTCTTGTTTAGACAATTCAGGAGTTTGATTTTTTATTCTTGCCCGGCGTCTGGCAGCAATCTCGTTCCGGATTCTACGCTTGTGGTCTTCACCCAAATACCTGCTTTTTTGGGCACAAGAATAACTACAATATTTTGAATCATATTTTTCACTTTCAGTTCGAAACTTCTGTGTTTCATATTCTTTATCACAATGAAGACACTCCAATAAGGCCTTACGCTCTTTGTTTTTACATTCTAACATAAAAGGTTTCTTTATGTCAAATTTTTGTAGGTGTTTTTTAATGTTAGCATCCGAACAACCGAAATATTCCGCAACTTCATTTCTCCTCATATTTTTGGTGATAAACAATTCGTAGAGTTTGTCCTTGGTAATATTGTATTTCACTAATTCTCCAAATAAGTAACCACATATACTTATTTAGTATTCCTGAGTTTTAACTCCTGAATTAGTTTTTCTTTTCGGTTTTCAATATAACTTCGTTCTACTAAAGTTTCCGGAGAAATTGAATACTGCATCATCAAGTGAGGATACAGACTATTCAAGTCAAATGATGCAACCCAATCATGTTTTCCAACCTGCACTTCTTTAACATATGCACCCTCGAAGGCCGAATCTTTATCCTTAATAATGCGAGGAGGAACAATAATATTCTTCTCAAGCAAATAGGAATATGTCATCGAGTCCCACATACGAGTTTGTGCAAACACATCCTCATAATTAGACTTTGTATCATATGCAAGGGTCAAGGCCAACTCAACGAGTTTCAACTTGTTTTCAAGTTTGAGAATAAGTTCAACGTCTTTAATGTTGTATTCGATAAACTTCTGGAAGTTCAGTCGATACAGGTCATTCAGATTGTCATACTCATCGAACGAGATTTTACTTTCACCAATTTCAACATTGGCGATACTATTGAGTTTGTAAGACTCTTGTGACTTTCCACCAGGAGCATACCACTTATACAGTTCAATGTAATCAAGTGAAGAAACACCCATCATCTCGTATACGGTTTGCTGCCGACCCATAACAACAGTCTTTCGCTCCGAAATATAATTCCAAGGCGACAATTTCTTCGCATCATCTTCACCAAGAATTTTACGAAAACGATTAATCAAATATGGGATGTCGAAGAATTTTGTATTCCAGCCAGTGAGTACATCTGGACATTTTTTGGTCCAGAGTTCAATGAATTTCTTACAAAGAGTCCACTCATCCCTACACTTGATATAGGTTTCATCACCTTGTGTTTCATAAATGCCACAGCCGAAGACGAATGTTTCTCCGCTGAAATACTTAATACAGATGGCAGTAATTGGCTCGTTCGCCTCATATGGATCAGGGAATCCATTTTCAGATCCAACCTCAATGTCGATTACAGCAATCGAGATTTTATCTTGCTCCCAATCGACCATACCTTTATGTTGGTCTGCAATAAAAGCATACTCAAATCTTGAATTGCCATAAATCTTTGGACCATTATCGACGCCATCAAATTGTTTGATGAAATCTCTGGCTTCACGAATATCACCAAAGATTTTCTGGTCGAGGTATTGACCCTCAAGAGTAGTAAATGTAGTTACCTTTTTTGAGGGAACGAATAATGAAGGAGAATAGTCAATCCTCTGCTTAACTCGTTTACCCTCAACAATCCCACGATAAAGAATATTGTTTCCAAAAGATTGTACATTTGTATAGAAAGTTGACATTAAGATTTCAGTAATTGACTCGATGGAAGAATGATGCCGGAACCAAAAATTTGGTCATAATTTTTAGTAAAGTCTTCAGCAGGTTTATAGTAATACACAACATGCTTTTTGGCAATGGAAATCGTGGTTCCAGTTTTCTGTTCGGCGTGGAGAGGGAATGGAGAAAATCCAACATTAGGTTGACCATTTTGTCCGCGGACAATTGCAATACCGACAGGATTGCAAAGTACAAATTCGGTTTCGGTTTGAGACTCAACTTCGCTGAGAACATCTTCACCGGTAACTAATTTAAATGCTAAAATATTCATAATGACTCCAAGTTAAAGTGGAGCGGGATATCGGAATCGAACCGATGACGAAAGATTGGAAATCTTTAGTTTTGCCCCTAAACTAATCCCGCAAGAGAAGTCATTATATATGAATCTAATACACATGTAAAGCATTAAGTTACATGTGTACCATATTGGTTGCGGTGCCTCTGAATCGAACAGGTCCTATAGGTTATGAGCCTACCGTGCTTCCATCACACTCGCCCGCAATTTATTTATTAAGTGTAATCTTCAAATACGCCGATAACATCATCGATGTGAATTTTATAAATTTCATGCTCAAGTTTTGCTGATCCGTTCCAATTAACGAGCAATTTATCGCCAATTTTTACTTCATCAACATCTTCCGAAACAGCAAGAACTAATGTAGTATCGGGTTCTTGTGATGATTTCAGTAGAATTCCTGAGGCGGTAACTTTCTCACCTTCAATACGTTGAACAATAATATTTCGATTCAATGGAATGTAATTCATAATAATCCTCAATAAAAAAGTTGTACAAGTATATATTATACTAAATATACCATAAGGAGACAAAATAATGGACTTTTTCAAGCTTGTTGCTGAAGTTGGTTTCCCAATTACTGCAGCCATGGCAGCAGGCTATTTTGTTTTTCTTACGTTAAAGTTCATTTTAGCAGGTGTTACAGGTTCTGTCAAGAGTCTAACTGGAATAATTTCAGCATTGGACAACAGAGTCAAAACAATGAACCATGACGTTATTCGTATTGATACCTTGGTGTCAAATGCGTTAGGAATAAAACCGGATGTGGACAGAATTGCTAGGGCTGACGGTAAAAATGATGCAAGAAAAGATTGATATAACTCGTATACTTGAAAAATGTGCAAGTAATCTTGACACACAAGAAGTAATTATTGAGTTGTATCACCTCTCTGAATATCTAAAACAACAAAATAAAAATGGGTGATATAGGCGAATTAATTAATAAATATGGGTTTCCAATTGTTGCTGCTGGCGGTATGGGTTACCTCATTTATTATGTTTGGCAATGGACAACTCAAGAAATTAAACCTGTGTTGAGTGAAGCAAGTTCGGTTTTAATTGCTATGATTGATCGTGTTAGAATGTTAGATAATGATTTAATTAGATTAAACCAGAAAATAAACATTGTACAAATGATGCGAGAAATCAAAAATGAAAAAAATATTACTAATAATCACAGTAATACTGCTGACAAATAATGTATATGCAGAACAGACATTTCAATTCAAATCTCCTCAATTCAACGGTATTGGATATTCATCTCATGTGCAAACTATTGAGAACACAGAATATACGAGAAACCAAGCATTAAATGCAGCAAAAAAACAAGCAGTAATTGATGCGGCGACCGCAAAGGGTAATACAAACCTTGCAAAATTCTTAAATAACTTTGAGAGCCGAGTATACGCTCAACTTTCAACTCAACTGGTCAACAATCTTTTTGGTGAAAATCCACAGAATAGTGGAACTTTACACCTTGAAGGTAATACGATTCAATATACAAGAAATTCAGATCAGATTTCTTTAACAGTTACAGACAAAAACGGAAATGTGACACAGGTGATTATACCTGTTGGAACATTTGGACTGTAAATGTTAAAATGTATATTTTTAATTCTGATAATGTCTTTACTTGTAGGCTGCACAAATTTACCAGTCATGCAGAATAATAAACAGGCGGAATTAATGCAACCAACTCAATTCAAAAGACCATTTCCTGAACCTGCGAGCGGTCAACCAATTGTTATTGCAGTATATTCATTTACGGATAAGACTGGACAAAAAAAAGATTCACCTACAATCGCTAAGTTTTCGTCAGCGGTAACGCAAGGTGGTGAAGCTTTACTTTTAAAAGCATTAGCAGATGTTGGTGACGGCAAATGGTTCAGAATTGTTGAGCGAGTCAACTTAGACAATTTATTAAAAGAACGTCAATTGATCAGGAATGCAAGAGATGAAGCCAAAGAAGAAAACATACTTCGTCCAATACTCTATGCGGGTATGATTGTTGAAGGTAGTATTGTATCTTACGATTCAAATCAAAAAACTGGCGGATTTGGTATAGCATACTTGGGAATTGGTCCACAAACAAATTATCAAGAAGATATTGTAACAGTTTCATTACGTGCAATTAATGTTCAAACTGGTGAAGTTATGTTAACTGTAAATACACAGAAAACTGTTTTGAGTGTTGCCAATTCAATTTCAACATTCAAATTTTTCAAGAAAGGTACGGAAGCATTCGAGAACGAGATTGGTATAACTTCAACTGAACCTGGAGTATTCGCAGTTAAATCTGCAATTGAATTGGCAGTTGAGGAGTTGGTTTATGAAGGACGCAGAAAATCACTATGGGTTTTTAAATAAAACAACAAGGAAATAAACCAAAATGAAAAAATTCACTCGCAATATTGTTATGATGGCAGTATCTTTGATATTTGCCAACTTGACTATGGCGGCAGATTCTGGCGGTAATTCAGTTTACATCGATCAAACAAATGCGGATAACTCCACTGTAAGTATCACACAAACTGGAGCAAATAATAGTGTAGGCGACAAAACTAGTCTGTTGACTCCACAATTTTCAATTGATGGAAATGCAATGTTTCTTACAATATTACAGACAGGAATGAACAACTCTATCGTTGGTAATTTCATAGGTGGAGATTCTACAGCAAACATCACGCAACTAGGTAATGGAAACAGTTTGTTCCTCACTCAAGGAAACTTCGGTACAAGTTCTGGTTTATTGAATCTAACATATACCGGAGACAATAACACACATAACTTGAATATGGGTGTTTTATCAAATGCTAGTAATTATAATTATTCATTAACGTCTACAGGCACTTCGAATTTAATTACAAGCAAAATCAACAGTACCTATACTTTTAATAATATAAACATTATAGGCAATTTTAATGAATTGAACACAACGCAAATTGGAGCAAGTGGAAATCAAACAACGACCGGTCACTATATCAATACTAATATCATCGGTAGTAACAATAGTGCATCTATAACACAAGATGGAAAAACTAATCCTAACCAGGTCACATTGAATGTTACAGGTTCTGGCACTTCTATTTCTATCGTTCAGCATTAATTGTTTTGCTGGTATTGGAACAATTACTGAGGAAAAAGGTAGTAGTGAGATAGAGAGAAATAAATCCAAAATTGATGCCAAAATGAATGGCGGCATCGAATCTATGGATAAAGTGGAAACGGTGAATGGAATTATTGGTATAACTTTTGATGACAATACCAAGGTCAGAGTCATCGAACATTCAAAATTAGTAATTGATGATTTTGTCTATGATCCAAAATCCAAAGGTGCTGGTAAATTAGCCATGAGAGTGACTTTAGGTACTGTTCGTTATGCATCAGGTGCAGTTGCTCATGAAAATAATAAAAATGTAGCAATAAGTACCCCAACTGCATCGATTGCGGTTCGGGGTACTGCTTTTACCATGACCGTTGATGAGATTGGATCTTCAACCATAATACTTCTACCGAATGTGGATGGAACTGTTGGCGAAATTGAAGTAAAAACTGTTGCAGGAACAGTAGTGCTGAATCAGGCATTTCAAGCAACAGTAACAAGATTGCCTGAAATTAAACCATTAAAACCAATAATCTTGGCTTTATCGGAATCTGTTATTGATAATATGATGATAGTATCTCCACCAAAAGAAATAATGGAGAAGATTGTGCAAGAAACATCAACAAAAGCGGACGCACTTTCATTTAATGGATTAGATGTTAATGCATTAGATATTAAACCGTTTGTGAATCCATTGGAATTCAATTCATTGAATATCAATGCTCTAGATGGAAATTATCTATCAAATGTACTAGACAATTTTGATATGAATATTTTTGCAGTAGGATTTAATTCAACAAATAATGTTTATATTTTCGATAAAAATTATTATTGGCAAATTGAACGACATATGGGTCAAGATGTCGTAATTTTAATTTCTAAAGACCGTGGCTATAATATTAATTTGACACAAGATAATAAGTCGATAAATATCAAGAATCAAGATTTTACAACCAATAATATTATTATTAAACAGTCTAAATGAAAAAATATATTTTATCACCATGGACAGCATTGTTTACAATGATTTTGATGATCGCTATTCGAATATTTGATCCGGGTTTTGTAGAATCAGTAAGACTGCGTTATTTCGATCAACTACTAACACAGGATACCACCATCTCTGAACAAGTGCATGTGGTAAATATTGACGATGAGTTTATTCGGCAAAAAGGTCAGTTCCCGTTCCCAAGAAATGAATATGCAAAGATCATACAAGATTTGTATAGTCGTAATGCTGGGTTGGTTGTGTTTAATGTCTACCTGCCAGATGCTGATCGCTTTGGTCAAGATGTTCAACTAGGTAAAACATTAAAAGAAAATCCAACAGTATTTCCTCATGTTGCAGTAAATGATCAAATAACTGATTCTGTTACACAGGCATTCCGTCCAGGTGTGTCAGTTATCGGAGAAGGTGATGTTGGCGTACACTATAATGCAATTCAACCAAATATACAATCGGTAAATGAAAACGCCACAGGTATTGGTGTCGTCAATACTTTGCCCGAAATTGATGGCGTTACACGTAGAATGCCAATGGTTGTTTCAGTTGCAGATCAAATATATCCAAGCATCAGTCTCGAAACATTGAGAGTTGCTTCTGGCGATCCATCATTTCAGGTAAAAGTAAATCCAACAGGTATTGAAGCAGTAAGAATTCCACAATTCAGAAAGATTGAGACAGATGAACTTGGTAGAATCTGGGTTAGTTGGAAACACAAACCAATAGAACACTCTCTGGCAAAATTACCAGAAGACTTTGGTGGTGGTATTGTAATTGTGGGTCTCACCGCAAAAGGACTTAATAATCCAGTTGCCACCGCAGCAGGAGCAGTCTTTCCGCACTATCTGCAGGGTGCAGTACTGGATACACTAATCAACGGTGAAAACATCACCAGACCCGATTGGTCCACTGGAGCGGAATTACTATACATTGTAATAGCAGTATTACTTTCACTCTATCTTACGAGGTTCAAACATGGATACATCTTCGCAATCATCTTTGCCGCAGGGACCCACTATGGAGGTAAAGAACTCTTTGTTCGATCAGGCTATTTGGTTGATGCTGTGTACCCGATACTTACCCTTACCATTGTGTCTTTCCATGGGTACATTGTTAAATTCCTTGTCGAACTTAACGCCAAACTCCAAATCAAGAAACAATTCGGAACCTACCTCTCCCCAGCACTTGTTGAAAAGTTGCAACGAAATCCTGAGTTACTTACGCTTGGTGGTGAGTCGAGAGAGTTATCCATTATGTTCACCGATGTTCGAGGCTTTACAGCAATATCTGAGCACTATGGAAAAGATGTACAAGGACTAACTAAAATTATGAATCGCTATATGACAGCGATGACTGCAAAGATTATTGAAAACAACGGAACATTGGACAAGTATATCGGTGATGCCCAGATGGCTTTCTGGAATGCACCATTGGATGAGCCAAACCATGCAAAGATGGCATTGAAAACAGCACTACAAATGATGGAGAGTTTAGATGAATTTAATAGAGAAATTGAACCAGAAGGTATCCCTGCCTTTGGTATGGGTTTGGGCATCAATACTGGCATCGTTGTGGTTGGGAATATGGGGAGCAATCAGCGTTTTGATTATACTTGCCTTGGTGACGCTGTTAACCTAGCATCACGGCTGGAAGGTCAGAGTAAGGGCTACGGAGTAAGAATTATTCTTGGCACTTTGACTGCTCAACAAACTGAAGATGAATACGCACTACTAGAACTAGATTGTATTGCAGTTAAAGGAAAAACGGAAGGAATTAAGATTTTCACTGTTGTCGGAAGGCATGACTGGATGATGCAAAATTCCGGATATGTGTTTGAGACACTTCAACATAATAAGATGTTAGAACTTTACCGTATGCAGAAATTTGATGAAGCAATACGTTACTGTAAAGAACTAAAGGGCGCATTCTTAGGTCAGATGGATCATTACTACGAACTGTGGATAGATCGGTGCAATGAAATGAAAACGGCTGGATTGCCAACCGATTGGGATGGAGTTTTTAGGGCGACAAGTAAATAAATGTGGTGGGTACTGAGGGGCTCGAACCCCCGACCTACGCCTTGTAAGGGCGCCGCTCTACCAACTGAGCTAAGCACCCACATTTTTTAAGCAGCTAAAACTTCTTTCAATCTATCGGCAGCATAACTTGCAGCAAACGCTTTAGGTTTAATCATAGGAGTTACATTACATGTACCCTTGATATAACCAATTGCTTGTTGAACAACACAAGAAGAACCGTACATTTGATTTGGATTAATATCTAAATGTACTTCCACATGCCGATCTTCCAAAACATCAGCAAGTCTTTGAAATAATTCTGAAACTTTATACACCTCATTCATGAGGCGCATTGATGGTTTACTTTTTCTCTGATCGAAATCTTTTTCTCTTTGGACTTCACCAAAAATTTTACATCCATGGCAACCATCAATATGAATGACAACGGCTAAAGTGTAATCTGCATACCAAACACCATTAATCAAAAGTCTCTCTGAATCTGCACCAAGGTAAACTTTGGTGTCTGGACCTTGTGCATCAATGAATTTCTTCACTTCAGCAATGTTCAATTTTCTCATATCGACTCCAATTAATTATTTTTTGGCCTCCCGCCAGGGAATCGAACCCCGTCCAAGACGTTTGGAGTGTCTTGTGCTACCGGAACACTTGCGAGAGTTTCTGTGACTTCTTTCTTTTTAAGATCACGCGAGAATATTGCATCCCAACGAGCGGCATATTCTGCATTACTAACACTAAATGGTCTTGGTGAAGAACCTTTGCCTCCGTCAGACATAACAAACTCCTTTATTAAATTATGGTGGAAATAACTAGATTCGAACTAGTGACCTTCTCCGTATGAAGGAGATGCACTACCGCTGTGCTATACTTCCTCTATATATTGGCTCCACATCAGGGAATCGAACCCTACTAACCAGTGATTAACAGTCACGCCCATGCACCTTGCTCGGGTTCTGTGGAATGGAGCGGGAACCTAGATTCTCACTAGGATTGCAGGTGGACCCCGCAATTATTAAAAACTCCCGCATAAACTTTGGTGCCCCTATCCGGACTTGCGCCGAAATCTATCGCTTACAAGGCGATTGCATCTCTTTCTATGCTTTAGGGGCGAAAAACTGGTGGACCTGGGGAGAATCGAACTCCCATAAACAGCTTGCAAAGCTGCCGTAATCCCATTATACTACAAGCCCAAAAAAATATTCTAACACAATCTATATAGCATGTCAATGGTGGGTGTTCTTGGATTCGAACCAAGAATGTTTACTCGAAGAGACAGGATTTACAGTCCTGGGATGCACACGCCATAGCATCAAAACACCCGTTATTCTTTTGGTACCCGATGTAAGAATTGAACTTACGACCAATGCCTTATCAAGACACTGCTCTACCACTGAGCTAATCGGGCAAAACAAACATACAACTTATCACATTGTACTCCGTATGTCAGGGAGAATTTTGGCGGATCTAAGGAGTAACGATCTCCTTCTTCCTCTTAGACAGAGAGGTGTGCGTCCATGAACACTTTAGATCCAAAATAAGGTGACAGTATATGGGTTCTTTCCTGTCAGTCACGGAATTACATAGAATTGCCACGTGCATACTTCTCCGTGAAAGGGAGGTGCAACGTATCCGTGTCTTAAAACTTGGTGCAACCTACAAGAATCGAACTTGTTTCCATGGTTCTTCAAACCACCGCTATGACCACATCAGCTAAAGTTGCATTATTATTTGGTGCGGCTGGAGGGATTCGAACCCCCGACAGTTCGGGTAGAAGCCGAATACTCTATCCATCTGAGTTACAGCCGCATATTTGGTAGGAGCGGTGGGAATCGAACCCACATTCGCCGCCTTATCTAGACGGTGCTTAGAAGTTTATAAGGCTTCCCCATAGGCCAATATTAGCAACGCTCCCATTAACTTTGGTGCGGGTAGCCGGACTCGAACCGGCACGCACTAGGCGAGGGATTTTCGTACCACTATAGTTTTCACTACCTGCATTTTGGTAAACGCAGTTTGATGGTCTGGACTTTATCTTTACCATATTATATAAATAAGTTAGGTAGTGCCTGTTAAGTCTCTACACTTCCAAAGGAATCTTTATGAAATTAAAAAAATACACTCTACAAGAATTGAAAGATGCAATTGCAACTTCAGTATCCGTACGTCAAGCATTAATGAAATTAAATGTTAAACCGATGGGTGGGAATTATTACATTTTCCACAAATCAGTAAAACATTTTAATTTAGATACTTCTCATTTTACTGGAATGAACATCACGGGTAGAAAATTACCACCTAGACGCAAAACAATAAATGAATATCTAAAAAAAGATTCTGATATACAATCAAGTAAATTGAAAAAATATTTACTAGATGAACACATTTTTGAACCTGTATGTTCATCTTGCAATTTACGAGATTGGCTATTAAAACCAATTCCACTAGAACTAGATCACATAGATGGTATTAATTCAAACAACGAACTAACCAATCTACGTCTTCTTTGTCCCAACTGTCACGCACAAACATCAACTTATAGAGGTAAAAACATAAAGAAACCTAAGTTTAGCTCGGTATTGGCATTTTAAAGCTTTCACCGAATTTAAGCACATTCACACTAGAAGTTTCCTACCTAGGTGCTCAATTTTTGTCTAAGTCCCTTGTGTCTACCATTTCACCATACCCGCATTAAAACTACTATATATCACACTAACTTGGTGCCCCAGAGGAGACTCGAACTCCTACGCCTTTCGACACGGACTTCTAAGGACCGCATGGCTACCATTACATCACCGGGGCAATATTTGGTGGGACGTGCGGGGTTCGAACCCACGACCAATAGATTAAAAGTCTACTGCTCTACCGGCTGAGCTAACGTCCCGTTGTCTACCATATTGAAACACACTATACTATCTAGATGACTCAGTAGCTGTATCAGGCCTGACTTATCTACTATCCTCATCCTACGCTCCCGTGGGCCTTTGGGAATGGCTTACAATGTGCTTCAATATGGTACCATAATATGTGTGCCCTTGACCGACAAGCTCTCAAAGTTACGATACTGGCAATTACGCACTGTCTTATCGCACACATATTATGGTACTCGGTAGGAGAATCGAACTCCTATTACCAGGATGAAAACCTAGCGTCCTAACCATTAGACGAACCGAGCAAAGATTACACTTAATTTTTAAAGAACTCGTTGATTTCTCAACGCATGAATGCATTGTACATCAATCAAAGCATTTGTCAAGAACTTTGTTGTTGTATTTTAACAACGTAGGTTTCTTGCAACTGGAGTACGGGACAGGATTCGAACCTGCATAAAACGGATTTGCAATCCGTTCCCTAGCCTTTCGGGTCACCCGTACATAGATTACCAATGTCTTATGACACCAGCAATAATAAAAATATTAGTTACAATGTAAGACAAAACAATCAGTGTACGAATAGAAGCAATTCTATCTGCATCAGCATCTGTTTTGCCATGTTTTTCGCCTAATGCCTTTGCCCAAAGATACCAAAATTTTTTCATATACTTCCTTAATGGTAGAGAGTGTGGGATTCGAACCCACGGTACTTATTTCTAAGTACAACACCTTAGCAGGGTGCCGATTTAAGCCACTCATCCAACTCTCCATTACTTAATTTTTCTACCTTTATGCCAACCTACAGGAATAACATCAGACTTTAATATTTTTTTATTTCCACTATCATTAGTAATCCACATAGTACCAAATTGGGAATGTCTCCATACTAGGATTCGAACCTAGACCACACGACCCCAAATCGCGGATGCAACCAGATAACACTTTACGGAGAAAACTTTTGGAGGAGAGCAGAGGAGTCGAACCCCATCCCTGTTAAGAGAACCTGGTTTTCAAGGCCAGTCGCAGGACCATCCCCGCTGCATTACTCTCCATTTACCATATTGAAATGCACTCTCCAACTCATCCACATATGTTCGGATGTTAAACCAGTGTTACTGGACAGTTACTGAATACACTTCAATATGGCAGGGGCAACTGGATTCGAACCAGTGATAACGGTTTCAAAGACCGCCACATTAGACCGGACTATGTTATACCCCAACAAATTACACTTAATTTTTAAAGAACGTATGAACGTATCATACAACAACCTGCAATTTTGTCAACATTCAGTTGTTAAAATACAACAAAAAACCCCTAGTCTTTCGATCTAGGGGTTTATGTTTAAGCAGTAACAACTCTTACACTACACAAACCCCATTTTCATTATCCCACAGCGCAATCTCGCATACGTCTGTTGACGGGCGATAATTGCTCTGCGGAAAATGTTTGGATATGTGTAACAAGTATAACTCCATTTTTTGTATTCGTGATGTATATATGCTTTTATTTTTCTAATTTAATGCTTTTTGCATCTTTTTCTAAAATTTTTATAACATTTATTTTTTTACCATCAATTTCTAGAGGATCATCAGAAAGTATAATATGAATTGGACCCTCTTCTTCTGAAACAAGTGTGTAATTGTAAAAAGTTCCAGTGAATTTAATTTTGTTAAATGTTGCAGTAACTTTATCGCCAAAGTTGAACTTACACTTTGTCGGTCTATTCAGTATGAAATATTCAGATTGGTTCATGATCTCGATCAGGTGTTGGATAACCGCCAGTTTCATCATGTTGTTCGATCCACATATCTACTAGTTCAGGCTGTTCGAACGACTTTTCCTGAATAGTCTTCTCACCAAAGAACTTTCGTGGATTACCACACATCACACAATTCGAATTGCCGCAATTCATGCAAGAATACTTATTCAAACGATGTGGTTGTTTTTCAATAACGTTATCATCAAAATACACAGATTTCTCTTTAATCAATTTCTTTCGACGTTCAATATGAACTGTATCATCATATAAACGCCGACTATGTTTTTCTTTATCTTCTGGAGTACTCATACTGTTGATCCTTTAATCAAGTAAAGACTGTAGCCATAATATGCGGCTAAAATAATGAAATATACACAGGCACACATCAAAGCTCTCCACCTATGCACCAATGCACCAAAAAACACACCAAGTATTACAGAAAATAAATTCAATGTTGTGAATGTAATATCAAAAAAATTAATATGCATAGTATAAATCGATCTTCAAATTTTCCAGGCTATAGGTCTATGCACAATTGGAGCGTCTAAATTGTTTATGCCCTCGAATACATCCCACAATTTTTCAGCAATAGCAAATTTCGACATCATACCAACTTCATAACCGTGCGCTTCTAATTCCCAAGGAAGTGAATAATAATCCATTAAAGTGTAATCTATTTTTCTATCTTTCCACCTATTCAAATCTTCATTCATTTCATTATATACAAACTGCTTCATATGCACCATCTCATGAGCAAGAGTGGATAAGATTTCTCTTGCTCCTATACCCGGATGAATTTGTATCAAGAAATTTCTAGGACTATTTGAATTGTTATACTCAATGATTGAAGATGTTCCATAAACATCTAATTTTTTGTTAAATTTGACAGTAAGGGAAAGATTCTTATAAATTCTTTTGTTGGGGATCAAATATTTACCATAATAATCTATTGCACGGGACACATAAGGTTTAAATCTTTTGTCTGTACATCCTAGGATTTTAGTATGCATTTTGACCTCCATTATTTAATATCCATTGGATATTTAGAATAAAAGAGATGCTAGATTTTCAATACATCAATTCCACAATCATTCAAAAATTTAATACCACCATCTGTCCTATAAGAATTGCGATAATAGACCTTTTTTATTCCTGCAGTATATATTTGTTTAGCGCAATGGATACAAGGTGAATGTGTAATAAACATTACTGAATTATTACCAGATTCCGTACACTTTGCAAGTTTAGCAATAGCATTTGCTTCTGCATGTATTACTTCATCTTTGGTGACCCATTCTCGATTTCCTGGAACGTCCATCATCGGAGTACCATCAAGCCAAATCACATCCTCATATTCACACTCATTTGTCCAGCCCGATGGCATACCATTGTAACCGATAGAAATGATTCTATCTTCTTTAACAATAATAGAACCAACTTTTAAACGTCTTGCAGTAGACAATTGCGAGAATCTCTCAGCAACATCCATATAAGCATCAATAAATTTTTGTTTCATATTAAGTAATTGGTAGGCCCTCAGGGAATCGAACCCTGCCCTAACGATTATGAGTCGTTTGCTATCACCGCATTAGCTTAGGGCCCATTTATTATTTCCTAAAAATGTCTTCAACCACAGGTTCAAGGCTGTCTTTACGCATATAATGAATAGTTTGGTGCTTTTCTTCTGGTTGCGATCTCAATACCGGAACAAAAATAACATCTTCGATTATACGCACGTCCAAATCTGGATGTGTATAAAAGATTTCTTCGATATTGAATTTATTGCGGACCTTTTTCCAAGGACGCATCATTTTTTCTTGAGTATTTTTGTGTTTCATAATATAAAAATTCTGATTTATTGAATGTAGTATATCACGTATCAGATCACTTGTCAAGTGGTGGAGCATTGCACTCCACCACTTTTTACCTATCAGTCTTTTTCTTTGATTTGGATTTTCTTAATAGCATCTTGAGTTTTGACGATGCTTTCCAACCAAACTTTAAGCATACCGTTAACCAACTCGGCATCCTTAATCTCCACCTTATCAGCTAAAGTGAAAGAACGCTCAAAATTGCGGTTTGCAATACCCTTGTAGACATATTCCGAATCTGGATCATCTTTGCTTGCGCCCTTGATTACCAGTTTGTTGCCATCCAACGTCATCTCAATATCAGTTTTAGCAAAGCCAGCAACTGCCATCTCGATGACATACTTGTTGTCTTTCACTTGTCTGATGTTGTATGGGGGATAACCAACAGATTTTGCAGACTGTTCAGCTATCTTGCGAATAGTTGATAGGGTGTCATCAAAACCAACCGTAAATGGTTGGAGTTTTCCAAATAGATCATTACCAAAAACATCTTTAATATAAGTCATATAATTCTCCTAATATAGCGAGTTTAAAATTATTACCCCGAAGGCGTAACGGTTAAATCCAGCTTACTTTATACTGGGTCAACTAACGAGTGACAGTGAAATTTCTCGGACGCCTTTTACCGTTAGCATCAAAACGGCCCTAAGGTGGGCAAATTGGTGCAGTTTTATACTGGGCTGCAACCAGTTTCCCATCCCGATGGGACTTTTTATTTATATCAGTTTCTAGATTTTTTACCAATATTATATTTTGGAATTAATTCCCAATCACGTTTTTCTTTATGTGAGATAATCTTGATTTGAGAAATTGGAATCGGTGGAGGATTTTCAATCTGTTCAAGATTTACGATAGTGACCAGTTCCCAATCATCTAAAAGCTTAGCAATTGCATTCCTACGAGAAAGATCGTTCTCAGTAATATCCGTAGGTTTGCCGTCTAACGCAAATAATTCTTTAAAATGTACAATATAATACTTACCCTGTTTATGTAATATATGACAGGATTGGTATAAGATATTATCTTTTTTGGAAGCTACACCTATGCGTGTTAGAGTTTCTCGGACTTTCAGAAAATCATCTTGTTCAATAAGTGTTACTTCAATTAAACTATTAATTGAAATCATTACTTTGCCACTCCGCCTTTGTTTGTTTTTGCTTTTATTTCAGCGATTTGTTCATCGTTTAAAATGCGTAATGCTTCTTTTGCTTTTTCATTCGAATAACCAAAATACGTCTTAACACATTCTATATCCTTATCAATTTCAGACTTTTGCCACGGTTGATATTTCCGTTTCATAGGCCTAATTGTATTTAGAAGATATTGGAACTGTTGGTCCTTATCAATATTAGGACGAAGATTCATCTCATTCGCATAAAGCACACAATCAATGTGATATGACAATGCTCGATTTACAATAAACGGTGCATACTCCTTATAATCTAGTTCCTCATCTTCCTTCTTCTTCTGTAAAATCAAATTAACATAATCAAAAGGACTCATTTTACTTAAACTCTGCGTCAACCATAATTTCTGTCAAACAAGCAATAGTATTAATTTCTTGGTCTGCAACAAATGCAGCCTGATATTGATACTTAGCAAGAATCAGTACCATTTGAGGTACTGAATTAGGCTTCAGCAATTCATACAATGAATCATAGAGTTTACGATACATCTTAACCGGATCATTATCCAGGTTGTTTGTAACCCATTTACGAGCAGAACCGAAGTCTTTCTCTTTGAGTGCTTTGATCAGAGAATCAATTTGAATATCAGAAACACTGGCCAAAATACCTTTGTCGATGACTCCAGAAACTGAATATCGCTGAAGTTCATTTAGAACTCTACGATTATCAGGAAAGTGCTTGGTGATAATCGAAGCAACAACTTCCTTATCATACTTCACATTTTCTTGCTCAAGAATCCACTCAACTCTCTTAAAGAACTGTGTTGCAAGTTTAGCACGGCTGCCATTGATTTTGAAGTCAACAACAGAACACCGTGAGTGAATAGGATCAATAATCCGGTTCTTATAATTACAAGTGAAGATGAAAGAACAATTTGACGCATACTCCTCAATGGCTCCACGCAGAGCAGGTTGCGTGGAGTTTGGATTGAGATAATCGGCCTCGTCGATGATAATAACTTTGCGACCACCGGAAAGACTCACGGATGAGGCATAATTTTTAATCTTGTTTCGAAGAACATCAATACCGGACTCATCAGAACCATTGATAACAATAAAGTCACAACCAACCTCATTACAGAGTGCCTTTGCAATTGTCGTTTTACCGACGCCAGCAGAACCAGACAGTAACAGATTTGGAATCTCTTTACGGGCAACATAATCCATAAAGGTGGACTTGATAGAGTCCGGCAAAATGCAATCTTCAACTTTACGTGGGCGATACTTCTCCACCCACAAAACATGCTCGTTCATTCAAAATCTCCATAATATAATAAAAAAATCAATTAGCCAATTTTGCTGTCTTTGGCTTCAAATGCAATCCAATATTGAATGTCGTCTTTAACATTCTTGAAATGACCAATACCTTTGAATGAAATAGTAACTTTATACGATCCAGGAATCATTTTCAAGTTATCAGTCTTAAAAACAATCTTATAGACCTTGCCGTCATTAACTTCGGCAATTGTAATGGAGTTTGTGTGTGCCGAATCATTTGCGGCATCAAAAGTACCCAGAGTGATAGTAGTTCCATCAGACTGAATGGCAATGTGTGGAGAAGAAAGAACACTAGAAGTCTTCAGAATTTCTTCATAAACTTCTGCATCCATTTCAAACGTACAATCCTCCGAAGGAAGAGTGATAGTCTTATCAGGTGGAGTAACAATCATTTCCTTTGCAGCCATACGATACTTGATCTTGCTGCGACCACTACGGAAAATGATATTCGACTCATCAAACTCCAGTTCTGTCTTATCTTTGTACAAAGAATATACCGACAGGAATTGATTCAAATCGTACACACAAAAATCTTGAGGAAAAGAATCCTTCAAGGTGGCTTCTGCCAACACAGTCTTGCTAGACGAAACTGTAGTAAGTTTATTACCTTCACGGAAAAGAAGACTCTCATTGATACTGGAGAAATTCTTCAATACCGTCAATGTTTCATTTGACAATTTCATTATTAACCTCACACTTAATGCGTTCAATATAAACAGCAGCATCCAGAAGTTCTTCCTGGAGATGCTGCAACCATCCCAAAAGATCAATGTCAGTTCGTTCAGTTGTGACACCGTACTTAGTATAACCTACTTCCATACGGTTTGTCAACTGTTTTGTGACATTGATTACATTTTTATCAATCATTACATTTCACCAACAAAATTAGCAATAGCTGGCATATCTCCCTTGAAGTGATATGTGCCAATGTGTTCTGTTCGCATCCATGGGCAAAGATGAATCTTGCCACCAATGTTGCGCCACCATTGACAAAACATATAATCCTCCGACAAATAACGCTCGGAATCCTTATCAATCGTAGTATCGAAGTAAGCGTGAATATAACGAGTACCGTCGAAATTGGCTTGTCCTAGATGGTCTGGACGATACTTCAGGTGTGGATATGCTGCTGCAAATTTAGGAAATACTTCTCGCTTCACCATCATAAATCCAGTACCAATCTCCAGAACTTCAAGAGGTTCGGTAACCTGGAATTGTGCAGTACCCTTAACAGGATTAAACACAAAATCACCAGCAACCTTTTCAAGGTCGCCTGCTTCAATATCAGGATTCTTATTAACTGCCGTTTTAATAGACTTCCACTTGATAGCCTTCTTGGGATAAGGTCCGCCAATAACGTCCTTGTCCAATGCCAACATAGCAATAACATCTTGTGGATTGAAACACACATCAGAATCGATAAACAATAGATGTGAACAGTCTGAGCGGTCAAGGAATTCATCAACAAGATAATTTCTAGCGCGTGTAATCAGGGACTCATTAAACAAGAATGAGAATTTAACAGGAACACCATATTGCATACAAACGGATTGCAAGTCTAGACAAGCCTTCATGTACATTCCGTGATTTTGTCCACCATACATTGGAGTGGCGACAAATAAACTTTTTTTCCTCAACTCATCGGTTGAAATTTTAATTTCCATTTTAACTCCATTCAATCATAAAAAAAGAGGAAGCCACTATTAAGTGACATCCTCTCCATATCGGTTAGGTATTAAGCAGTGAACGAGTATCCAGCACTCAAAGCAGCCTTAACCATAGCCTTGGTTGGTGTGCCAAGACGATAGAAATTGATCTTACGACCATCCTTCAAGTGCTTGGTATTAGTGTAAATGCAATGACCTTCCTTGCGAAGTTCGTCAATTCGTGCTGAAACGTTCTTAACACCAAAACGCTTTTGTGCCTGAGCAACAGTAAAAGTGTTATAGCCGCTGGTCTTCTTGAGAGTTTCCAACATACGTTCTTTAGCAGACAATTTAGTATTCATTATAAAATTCCTTATTAAAAATTAAACATTCTCGTTTCAGCGAGAAATCACATCATACACTTATATAGTGTAGTTGTCAAGCATAAATGCGGTATACTTGAATTTATCTGCCCACTTGTGTGAGATATTTCGCCTTAGTTTCTTCCCACGAAAGAAAAATCAAGTCATCATAGAACAAAGATTCTGTCGAAACATTTTTTTTCTTTTTTAACATTGAAATACGACCTTTGGCATATTTGGTTTTCCAAATATTTGATAAACCTTCTTCACTTGTATCGAACGATTTAATTAGACTCGATTCACCAATTTCTTTCCGTAGAAATTCATTGGTATTATCATACAGAGGAGAAAAATAGATTCCCCTCTGATGTTCTGTACGAATCAGTTCCTTGGGAATGCCAAGTTTAGAATAAGCAAAGTTCAATGAACGATTCTTATGATCCCGCTTTAGTGGCAGACCTTGGCCATTCTTCGCTTCCCACCATTCGAAATATTTTCTAGTATGATTCTCTTTGATCCATTCATAAACCATTTTTGATGTTGATCGTTTAGGTTCAAATGCAACGGAACCAGATGAGAAACCCATCTTGTTCCAATGTTCAAGTCCATCATACTGTGAAAGCCCACCAGATTTGGTATTTCCATACAAAGAAGTTGTTGTTACACCGACCAAAACGTCCTTATATTTGGTTTTCCAATCACGTTGCACCGTATCGGAAAGACACATCAATGCAAGCAATTTTCCGCCCATGTAATTAAAACCCAAAGGCTGCAAAGGAACAATAGTTGAACCAATTGCAGTATGATTAATCATACCTTGTTGTGTTTTAACGTCCCTAGACCATCCAATTGCATTATCTCTTGGAGTCAAGTCAAGAAAATCCGAAGAGATGCAAATCACACCAAGATACTTCTTCGTAACATCATCTTTTACTGTGTAGAACAAGTTTCTACCAATATTAGAATTATTCTTCATAGTAGAAGAAAAAGTACGAATAGCATTCCAAGTTTCGGCTAAATCGCCGTTATACAACTCCATCACTGGTCGAAGTTTATCATAATCGTCAGGTTCGGTAGGCATCCAGAAATTGGACTTAACCCTATCGACAATTTCTTTCTGTTCAGGATTAATCATCTGAACTTCATCACCCCACAAAGTATTAACTGTTTGTGTGGGGTAACGCTCTTTCACTTCACACCATTTTTGGTATAAAGTGTATTCTTTAACATCCATATTGGATGCATAAGTCAAATCTCCAATTAAAGTAGATTTAAGTTTTTCAGTATCAATATGACTGAAGGTCGATGGAGGATTTTCTTCTTGCCATTCCAACCATTGTTTATCTACCAACTCAATTGGTGTTGCCATTATTTTAATCTCATTTTTTTCATCATTTTATTACGGCGCTCAGTACCAAA